GCATAACCAACACAATAAAAAAATAGAATATATAATGTATAAAGGAAAACGCGAACGTAAAGAGGAAGCTATAAAACGCACCGAAGCACAACTTGAAATTTACGAGCAAAAACTTGTAGATGACAAGGGCAATAAAGATCTAAAAAAAAAGATTGAACGTGCTAAGACAACAATTGAAAATACAAAAGAAAATATGAAGTGATGGGAATAAATAAAACTATTAACAGACATTGGAGAGATTGGGCAGCATTAGTTTACTTGTTTATTTGTCTGGTTGATTTTTTTATTGCTCCTTTGATGTGGAATATAGGTATGGCCATGGAGAGCGATGAAATAAAACTGAACACAAGTAGATGGATGCCATTAACATTACAGGCTGGAGCAATGTTTCATATATCATTTGGAGCTATATTAGGTGCAACAGCATGGAGAAAAAAAGATGAAGTGGAAGTACATAATCTTAATGGTGGTGGCTCTAGTCCTTAGTGGTTGTTCAAAAGGTAAACCTGACACCAATAATGATTTAGGTAGTGGTGATAAGTCAAATTTACCAGTTTCATTAACCTCTCTTATTGAACACGCAGAATTATGTAAAGCAATTTACGATCTCGGTGGTGATCAAAAAGATGAAGTTGCATTTGAAGTAAAACAAGAGAATGGAATAACAACAATTGTTATTAGGGGTACGGCGAATAAGAGTAATGTAGAATCTGATATTGATATAAGATTAGTGAAAGATGGCCGTTTAGGAATCTATCTCCATAAAGGATTTAGAGATGCCTCTTTAGGCGTTATGGAAATTATAGATAGAGATCATACGGTTGAAAATACTGTACGTATTACAGGTCACAGTTTAGGTGGAGCTATTTCACAAATAATAGGAATGTGGCTTCACAAGAGAAATCACAATGTTCAAATTTTCTCTTACGGATCACCAAAAGTCTCTAATCAAGTTTTGTCTAGTGGACAACCCACTCATTGGAGGGTGGTTCGCCGTAGCGATCCTATTCCTTTTACTCCTCCTTGGCCTTATATTCAGACAGGGCTTTTTATAGATAGTCAGGATTTGGATTGGGGTCCAGACAACGATAACGGATTAATTTCAAAAACAGATGGGTTAGATCATGCAATAGCGAAATATGTAGAAACATTAAAAGCACAAAGGTAATAATGCCAGTACAGTCTATGCAAGCTATAGCAGAACACTCTCTATTCAAAGCGGCATTGCCAATTGTTACGGTAGCGTTGGTCGGGAGTATATCATGGATTTTTGTAACTGTCATGGATTTAGACAAAGTACAACATCGAATAGAAGATTCAGAAATACCACAAATCAATAAAGATATTGCGGATGGATATAAAAAATTAGATGGTTTGGAAAAACAAATAACAAATATGAGAATTAGATTAGCAGAACTTACATCTCCAGGACATCCTGGAAGAAATTGGGATCGTGAATAAATATTACAATAACAACAATAAAAAAGGAGAAAAGAATAAATGGAGACTCTATTAGCGTTATTTGGCGCAAAATGGTGTTGTGTATTCGCATCAGGTTGCGGTGGGTTGACTAATGGATTAGTTCACAAATGGACAGGATGGTTATCAGAAGCGAAAAATCTCGGACTTTCAGTCGCAGTAGGTTGGGTTGCCGCAGAATTCGCAATTCCTGCATTAATGGAACAATTTGAATTTGGAACATATACCGCACTTGGAATTGCATTTATGATTGGATATAGTGGTATCAGATTGTTACCACATTTGGAAAAGAGAATATTTAAAAAATTGGATAGAGTGATTGATGATGTCGGCAAAGTAGCAGCGGACTCTACTTTGGGTGATGATGATGACGAGGAGAAAAAATAGTATGCCTGTACAAACTATGCAAAGTATAGCGGAACATTCTCTATTCAAAGCTGCCTTACCAGTTGTTACGGTAGCATTAATTGGAAGTATAACATGGATATTTGTAACGGTCATGGATTTAGACAAAACACTTCACAAGGTAGAAGATTCAGAAATACCTCAAATTAATAAAGATATTGCAGTAGGATATAAAAAAATAGAAGAGTTGGAAAAACAAATGACAGATATGCGAATTAAATTTGCAGAATTGTCATCGCCAGGTCATCCACTTCGCGATAACTAATAAAAAACTTGACATTTTTCCTAGTTTCGTGGTATGATATATGTAACTGAAAATAAAATTTAATATCATAAGGATATATAAATGAAAACATTTAAGAATCATTTAGTAGAATCTAGTTTATCGAGAGTTATGCATCATGTGAATAAAACTCCTAAGTTTGGTTTAATATCACCACATAGGCAGGAACATTCACCTGAAGAGAATGAAAAACGCTTTTCTGATTTAAAAAATCATGTTCGAAAACTTGGACATGGATATATTGAAATGAGAGGTGGTTATAAAGAAGAGGGAGGATTTGTTAAAGAAAAATCTCTTCTTATTCCTAATATTGAAAGAAAACACATGATGGGTTTAGGAAAAAAATATGATCAACATTCAGTAATCCACAAAGAGAAAGATGATTTTTCACTTTTAGGAACAAATACTTCAGCAGGAAATTCTCATGGTAAAGTTCATGCAAATTTTAATCATGGGGGCAAAAGTATTTCTGTTGATAATAGAGGAAACCAATTTCAAGATTTATTCTCAAAATTACATAAAGGCTCACACAGAGATAAAAAGTTTCTATTAAAAATGAAAGAAGAATCTTTCGTTATGCAAGAAAAAATAGAAACTAGCATGTATTATAATAAATTACATGGTGACCAATGGTTTACAATCTTTGAAGGAAAGCCGAATGAAGCAATTTAATGAATTCTTAATTGAAGGAATGTATGATCCTTCAATTTTTAAAGCAGTTTTCATGGCAGGAGGTCCTGGTTCTGGTAAGTCATGGGTTGCTGGACAAACAACAGGTGGACTAGGAATGAAGATTGTGAATTCAGATGAAATATATGAATTAAGATTAACATCTTCTGGACTAGGAACAGACTTCACGAAATATACAGAAAAGGATTTCGAGAAATCTCAAGTGATTAGAGATAGGGCAAAATCCCTTACAAAAATGAGAATGAAACAATGGATGGACGGAAGATTAGGTTTGGTTATAGATGGTACAGGCCATAAATTTGACAGACTTAAATCAGCATCAGAAGGATTGCGGGGGTTAGGTTATGATACAATGATGATATTTGTTAATACATCATTAGATATTGCTTTAAAAAGAAATAGTCGAAGACCTAGAAAATTGCGAGATAGCATAGTAAAAAAGAGTTGGGAAAATGTTCAGACAAATATAGGAAAATTTCAAGAATATTTCGGCGCTGATAAATTTATAATTGTTGATAATAATACTGAAACTGAAGCACGTGATCCATTTAGAAGTGTTTATAAAATATTAAAAAAAATAATACAGAAACCTGTAGAAAATTATAAAGCTAAAAAATGGATTGAAAGGGAAAAGAAATTAAAAAAATCTCAAACTTTTAAAGAATATTTTGAATTAGATGAATTTGATAATCCTCAAATTTATTGTGATATGGATGGAGTTGTGGCGGATTTTGATACGGGAGTTGATGAAATGATTGGTGGGAAGTTTAAAGATGAGCGTTGGGAGGAATTACCAGACGATTTTTTCTATAAATTACCACCAATGAAAGATGCGAAACGACTTTGGAATTTTATTGGTAAACTTAATCCCTTTATGCTTACAGCAATACCAACACATAAAAGGGGATCAATCGCAGACAGAGCGGGATCTGATAAAGCAAAATGGATGCAAAAACATTTTAATGTTGATAAAAATAGTATGAGAGCAGTTTCAAGACGAGATAAAAAACAATTTGCTAAAGATGGTAGAGACAAAAGACCTAATATTCTAATTGATGATCATGAACAAAATATTGCAGAATTTAGAAAAGCAGGAGGAATAGGAATACATCATACCAGTGCAGCAAATACAATTAAACAACTTAAAGCGATAGGATTCAAGTAATGGTAGAAGAAGAAGTATGGGATGATGATTTTGATTTTGGATTTAGTTTTAGCGGAGCAGATGAAGTTGAAGGAAATCAAGCTTCTGCTGAAGAAAGAACAAAAGAAATTTCTACTCAGGCTGCAACCGCAGTTAGTAAAGAATTAACAGATGATGTAAAATCTATTATTAATAAAATAGATGCATTGGGATCATTAGTAGATAAAGATGGCGATGGCGATGATTGGAATTTAAATTCAGATCAATGGGATCGAGTTGAAGATAAAGTAGACAAGATTCTCACAATGCAATCACAAGAATTAGTATCTGCAGTTACGGAACAAGGTTCTAGTATTCGAGCAGTTATAGATGAAGTAGAAGAGAGAAAAGTAGAAATTGATAGACAATTAAAAGTTAGGATGGAAAAAATGGAAAAAATGATTATTCCACTTTTGAAAAATCTTATGAAAAACCCAAGCAAAGAGTATATATATTGGCCTAATAGGACGGGTAAATTACAGGCACAAATTGATAGGATTCTTGAAGTTACAAGGGCTGAAGCCGTTTAGTGTACCTAAATAATACTACACTCTTTAAGAAAGGTTTTAAAATTGCCTATCATGAATACATACCAAATGAAGCCATGCGCTTCGCAAAAATCCAATTAAATTTTATTAACGGTGGGCACCCTATAACCCAATACATGAGGTAACATGCTACGAATACTTATATTTTTTACTATATTATTATTTATTCCATTTAGTATAGGAGGAAATTCTCTTAATCAATATTGGAATCCAGAAGCATTTTCCATTAAACGCGCTCATACAGACGCAATGCCTCCAATGTTGATGATATCAAAGGAAAATTTTCAACTAAATGTGGTCCAAGTAGATCCTGTAGAATTAGAATGTTTATCAAAAAACATATATTTTGAAGCTTCAACGGAATCAACTGCGGGTAAAATCGCC